GAGATGTGTAGAGAAATGGAGGTTATACAATGAGCAGACCACTGAACAGTAAAAAATCATGGTATAAAGTGTATATAAAAGAATTAAATACACCGAACATCCTTAAAAGTCAGTGTAAATATAAATGTGATTACCTGCTAGTGCAAGCATACACCGGTGCAGTCGCAATGGCAATCGTACAAGACTACGTTGTCGAGTTTGAAGAAAAATTTCGTCCTGTATACTACAACAAATTAGAGGGGGGTGTACCGATTGACAACAAAAAAGTCTTATTTGAAGAAGAGTAAACCACAGGGATTACTCAGACCAAAAGATGATTACACACCGCTTGCCCTCGAGTTAACATGGGACAAAAAAGAGGTAAGAAAAGAGTATTCACGTTTACGGTCAATATGGAGAAAGAGATATGAAAGATTGCTGAAATCAGATTATAAGGACATTAATCTGGTAAAAGATCGTCCGATTCAACGCTATAAACGGTTGAAAGATATAACAAGTGATAGAGAAATCTATCACTTGTTGTCTGAACTTGCAACTATAATAGCATCAGATCGAACAACAGTTACAGGCTTGAAAAAACGGGAAAAAGATCAGATGGAACGCATCAACGATGTGTATGGAACAGAGTTAAAAACGCACGAAGATTTATTAAATTTTGGACGTTTCATGGAACAGTTACGGGATTTTGCATCTGATAGAATATACGATTCTGATTTTGCAGTTGAGTTATATTCTGATGGTGAAAAGCTGAGTACGGGCAAAATGTTAGAGCTATACAAGGAATTTTTGAAAACTGGATCACGTAACATCGAAAAATTGAAATCTGGCATAGCAAAGAAAGAAAAAGCGAAACGTCAGAAGAGGAAAGCGGGTAAACGTAAGCGCAGGAGGTAACATGGATAATCTGTATACAGTAGATACTTATAACTTTAATAGAATACAGAATTTACCATGTCTACACGACACCAGATCGAATAGAGGAAGTAAAAAAGCAAAGGGTTATAAAAATTGCCTGTGTGCTTTCGATATCGAAACAACTAGGTTGGAAGATATCGAGCAGTCAATAATGTATATCTGGCAGTTTTCAATTCTTTTTCTTGATGATTTACATATTGATACGATAATTGGAAGAACGTGGACAGAATTTGAGTTATTTCTTGATAATCTTATGAATGACGATAACTACGCTTATTACATGATTTTTGTACACAATCTTTCATATGAATTTCAGTTTTTGCGTGGTATATATACATTTTCACCGGATGAAGTTTTTGCCATAAAATCACGAAAAATATTGAAATGTGAAATGTTAGAGCGATTTGAATTTAGGTGTTCATATCTGCAAACTAATATGTCACTAAATACGTTTACCTCAAAAATGAAAGTAAAACACCAAAAATTATCAGGTGAAAAATTTGATTACAGTAAAAAGCGTTTTCCATGGACAGAACTAACCGATTATGAAATAAAGTACAGTACATACGATACAATCGGACTAGTTGAAGCAATGTATAAACGTATGATACTGTCAAATGACAATTTATACACACTCCCCTTAACGTCAACCGGTTATGTACGTCGTGAAACAAAAAAAGCAATGTATGGATGGGCCAGAAAACACAAGGATATTTTTCCGACTATAGATGTTTTCGATCTGCTAGAAGAAGCGTTTCGGGGCGGAGATACTCACGCTAACCGTTATTACTCAGGAACCGTGATACGTGCAGATGGTAAAAATATTCTAGGAATCGGTTCATATGATAGATCATCCTCTTATCCTGACGTTGTGTTGAATTGTGTTTTCCCGATGACACGTTTTGTATATATCGGATCAATAGATGAGTTTGATATAGAAAAGAAATTGGATAGAGGAAAAGCACTCTTATTCCGATGTAAAATAACAGGTATTGAGCAGATCGACAAGTATTACGGAGCGCCCTATATTTCATATTCAAAATGTAGAAATGTTTCATGTGAAACACTTGACAATGGGCGTATTTTAAGCGCTGAATATATCGAAACAACGCTTACTGATATTGATTATGAGATAATGAAACATGAGTACAAATGGAAACATTTTGAAATAACAGAGTGTTATGAGAGCAAATACGGAGCATTGCCAGAACCGTTGAAAGACATTTTCCGTAAATATTATACGGACAAAACAGAATTAAAAGGTATAGTAGAACAGGAACTGTTTTACAACTTGCAAAAGGCGTTGCTTAATGCGGGCTATGGAATGATGGTTCAATCACCTGTAAAACAATCATTAATATTTACAGAATCGGCAGAAAACATATATACAGTTGATGAAAATGTTTCACGTGAAACACTACTCACTAAATATAACAGAACAGCTTTCTTGCCTTATCAATGGGGTGTTTGGGTTACAGCGTGGGCGCGTTTGCGATTAAAAGAGGGAATAAACATAGTTGGGGATCGTTATTTATATAGTGATACCGATTCAGTGAAATATATAAAAGTAAGAGGTGATAATATTGATGAGTTATTTAATAGATACAATTCTGAGAGAAAAAAGCAAAGTATATCCAATTCCGCATACGCAACAGATCGTCATAGCATTAAACATTATATGGGGGTGTACGAATACGAGGATACGTATACTGAATTCTCCACCATTGGTTCTAAAAAATATGTCTATAGAACTAAAGATGGAAAACTACACGCAACAATCGCAGGAGTTAATAAAAAGCTTGCACCAGATGAGTTGGAAGAACATGGAGGAATTGAAGCTTTCAAAATTGGATTTACCTTTTTACGATCAGGAGGAACTGAAAGCGTGTACAATGACGTTCCTTATGGGGATTTCACCGTGGAAAATCATGTTTTAAAAATTACACAAAATGTAGTTATCAGACCGTCAACTTACACAATAGGAATAACAGATGAGTACCGTAGGATTTTGGCAGACGCAAGGGCTTTAAAAGAATTTAAAGAAACATTTGACAAGAATTAATATTAGTGCTATAATAATTCATGTAACAGAGATAATACAAGGAGGTGAGAACATGAAAATCACAAGAGAGTTAACAGTTAACAAAATTAATGTTATCTGCTACGATCCAGAGAACAAATGTGAGATTACAAAAGAATTAGTCTTAATTGGAAATCTCACAGACGATCAGATCAGCAAAGAGATAAAAAAAAGAAATTTCGGAATCGTTATCGACTGGGAGCGAAACGAGGAAGAAACTAAAATCTATGGCATGGATGCTGAAGTATTTTTAATGCATGCAACTTTCACAAAATCACCAAAAGAAAAGGAGAACTAAATCATGGCAAAGAAACAGTATGCTATTATCAGTGCATCTTCCACACTGGACACATACACAGAGTATGACCTTATTGAATCACCAGCAATCGTAAGTCTTAAAAATGTTGAAAACAAAAGTATTATTTGTGTTGGATCATGGGTAAAGTATCGAACAACTGACAACAGCGGAAATGAAATCACCTGTATTTCAGTGCAGGACGCAAACACAGGAGAAGTATTTTCCGGTCAGTCAGCAACTTTCCGTGAATCATTTGAGGATATTGTAGATAGAATTTTTGATATTGAAGAAATTCCAGATATGTTTTTCATCGAGGTTCTTCACAAAACTTCAAAATCAGGTCGTGACTATCTTAACTGTGCGCTTGTTTCCCCAGATCGTGCGTTAGCCCGTATGGGATATTCTGAAAAGAACATCCCCATGCCAGAGCCACAGAAATAATATGTTATCATTTTATGAAAACAGCGGGTATCTGTCGATACCCGCTGTTTTAGGATATGGACAAAAGTTCAATTACATCTGGGGCGGACGTGGTACGGGGAAAACTTACGGTGCTCTTAAATACTGTATTGAGCATAAAAAAATTTTCGCTTATATGCGATCATTGCAGACACAGATTGATATGATTAAAATTCCAGAGCTTTCACCTTTTAAAAAATTAAATCACGATCTGGGATGGTCAATATATCCGAAAAGTGTCGGAAAAAATATTGCGGTGTATTATAACGCAGAAATTGACGAAAATGGTAAAATAAAATATACTGGAAATATACTTGGTTATGCTATAGCATTAAATACTTTTGCCAATTTACGAGGTTTTGATGCATCAGACGTTGAGATAGGGATATATGATGAGTTTATCCCTGAAAAACGTGAACGCAGAGTTGAAAATGCCGGATATGCTTTTAAAAACGCATATGAAACAATGAATCGAAACCGTGAACTCGAGGGTATTAATCCAATACAGTTTTTATTGTTTTCCAATTCCGAAAGTTTATCATGTGATATGTTTATAGAGAATAATTTAATGGAAAAAGTATCGAACATGGATATTAATAAACAATCTCTGTCTATTATACGTGATAGAGGTATTGGACTTTTTAACTTGTATGATTCGCCGATTTCTGAAAAGAAAAAAGACACAGCTCTGTATAAAATGTCTGGATCAGATTCAGCATTTAACAGGATGGCACTAGGAAATGAATTTTATTCCGCTGATTATTCAGGAATTAAAAGCATGAACATTAAAGAACTGATACCTCTATGTAAAATGGATGCTATTACAATATATCAGCACAAGAGAAAAGACTTAATATATGTAACACGGCATAGCTCTGGTACACCGCCAGAGTATTCCAATACGGACAAGGATGTGAAAGCTTTCAGACGAGATTTTATTTATTTATGGGATATGTATTTATCAAACAAGGTACTGTTTGAGGATATCACAAGCAAGTCTCTATTTGAGATATATTTTAAAAATAAATATTGACTTTGTGCTTTATATCTGATATTATCTTTCATAGAAAGACAAGTGTTCGTGGCACACGTACAACACGTTGGGAGCGTGGGATCATAATGATCCAATGTGCATGAGTATGTACAGCTCAGGAATTTGTAGCACTTAATCTTTCGTCACATATGCAGAGTGTCAAAGCCTGCATATGTTTTGTTTCATGTGAAACATTTCTCACCTTTCTTTAATGTTTCACGTGAAACATATTATATGTTGTGCTAAATATAATCAATGGAGGTGAAATATGGACGTTAACTCGTTATCAACTCTTATCAGTAACATAGAGGTATCAGTTCTTTA